AATCCACATCCTTGCGGATGTGGATTTCTTGCCATCCTTATTTTTTGCCATCTTAAGCATCCTCCTGCTCATAATTATCGAAGAAATCGCCCGGCTTGAAGTCGAGTACTTCAGCGATCCGAAGTATAAGGCTGAAATTAGGCTCCCTCAATCCGAGTTCATAGCGACCATAGGCGACTTGGCTGATGCCGAGTCTCTTTGCGACATCTTCCTGTGTGAGTCCCAAAAAAGTCCTACGTTCCCTGATATAATTTCCATAGTCAATCGAACATTTGTTCATATTAGTAAACCCCCTTTTGTGTAATTATGATACCACAAAAAACACCAATTTGGTGTGAATATTCTGAAAAAGGTGTTGACATATAGACCAAAACGGTTTACTATTTGCACAAGGAGTGTAGACCAAAACGGTTTACCACTATATGTAGAGAGGAGGAGCTATGGCAGACACAAATTATAAGCTGAGAGCATGGATGGGAGCAAACCGCATTTCTGGTGTGCGTATGGCTGAATCCATCGGAATGCCATACGGAACATTCAAGTGGAAACTGTCCGAGAAATCAGAGTGGACTCTGTCCGAGATCGTTGCGATCCTCAATTTCACTGGATGCAAGTTCGATGAGGTGTTCTAAATTTTTTTATCGTAAACTAAACCATAACGGTCTAATGGTCAACAAGGAGGAAATCAATGAAAGAGAAGAAAAAGTACGAATACACGGTATGGCTCAAGGTCAAGGACTCGGTAACCGCATTTACCTATGACAACTACGATGATGTCCAGAACCTCATCGGCTATCTGGTAGACGGCGCAAGGTATCTCGAGATCACGATAAGCAAGCAGGAGGTCCAGGAATGAAAGCGTGGGAATGGGTAGCCACAGTGATAGGGTTCTTCGCGCTGGGCTTCATGATGATCCTGATGACAACGGTAATGATATGAACAGGCAGGAGCTTATAAGGGATATCAAGAAGGATATCGGATCGTTCCCTAACATCTCGCAGATCGCCGGATATATGGGCATCTCGAGGGACAAGGTCAGGGAGATGGTCGCAGGGCTGGACTGCTTCACAGCAGGAAAGCAGAAACAGTATTTCGTCAATGATGTCGCAGATTCAATTCTGCGAATGAGAACTATCTAAGGAGGCAATAATGGGAAAACACGATGTAAGAGATATCGCTGCAAGCGAGTACTACAGGAACCGCATCGAGAGTCTGCAGAAGGCACTCGGCAACGCACAGAGCAAGGTCGAACTGCAGGAGGCATACATCACGAACCTTGAGAAGCAGAACCACCGCCTGAGCAAGTATGTCCAGTATCTGAAGGACGAGCTGGAGAAGGCGATCCTGAAGGAGGTCGCTGATGTATAAGTGCAAGGAATGCGATGAGATATTCGAGGAGCCTGAGTTCGAGACCCTCTGCATGGAAGACTACTGCGGAGTGTCCTCGATGTTCAGCGACAGACACTATAAGACGGTTGCGACCTGTCCGAGGTGCGGTGCGTTTGTAGACCTCGAGACCGACTTCTACTACGAAGACGAGGAGGACGAAGATGACGAATAAAAAGAAAAGCACACCCGGAGGTGCGCAGTTCCCTGAACAAGAACATTATATCACCTCCGTGGACAAAGCTCAACTTCTGTTCGATGCGATCGGCGAAGGACCCAAGAGGGCGATAAGAAGACCGAAGAATCAGCGCATCGACAGAGCGTTGAGAAAGCTTATTTCCGAAGCGAACAGTACCGGCGACTGCATCATCAATGACGGCAACGGATACTACAGACCGGGCGAGGATGATGACATCGCATTTGAGGAGTATATCGCCAAGGAAAGACACAGAGCACATGAGATCCTGCGCAAGGTAAGCAGGATGGAGCAGACATTTGACAGGAGGTATTTATAATGGCAATCCCGGTATTGGTTATAGGAAGAAGCGGATCAGGCAAGACTTACAGCCTGAAGAACTTCAATGCGGATGAGGTGGGTGTCATCTCGGTAGAGAAGGGCAGGCTGCCATTCCGCTCGGACATAAAGGTCGCAAAGGTTCCGAAGGACCCTATGGGCGGCGAGGCAAGAGACGCGGCGCAGCTGAATGCTGCAAAGTACGCATGGATAATGAGGACCATCAGAAACGCGAAGACCAAGTCCATCGCTATCGATGACAGTCAGTATCTGCTCGTGAACGAGCTCTTCGACAGGACATATGAGAAGGGCTATGACAAGTTCACGTCAATGGCGCAGAAGTTCAGAGACCTCATCCATTTCGTTAACGAGCTCGAGGAAGATGACAAGATAGTCTACTTCCTGCACCACTCGGAACTCGATACGGACGGACGCGAGAAGGTCAAGACCATCGGCAAGATGCTCGATGAGAAGCTGACCGTGGAAGGGTGCTTCGACATCGTCATCTACTGTCAGGACCACAAGTTCTTCACTCAGTCAAACGGACAGAGCACCGCAAAGACACCTGAGGACATGTTCGAGCTGGAGATCCCGAACGACCTCAAGCTGGTAGATAAGACAATCAGAGAATATTACGGATTATAGGAGGAAGAGATATGGCATTTATGAAACCAAAGGATTATGACAGCGTGAGAGTGGGCGAGGCGAAAGTCCTCCCTGCCGGCGGATATGTGTGCAAGATACTCAAGGCTGAGGAGACCGAAAGCAGGACCGGGAAGCCGATGATCAAGATGTACTTCGACATAGAGTACGGCGAGTACGCAGGATTCTTCAGAGACCTGTTCGAGGGCTGGAAGGACGGAGCAGATGACCCGAAGTCAGTCAAGTGGCCGTTCAACGGCACGAAGTGGGTGCTCTTCCTCAACAACGAGGGCAAGACAAACAGAGACTTCAAGTCGCTCTGTACATCGCTGGAGGACTCCGGCACGGAAGTGTGGCGCAACGATACGTTCAATGTGAATGCGATGAAGAACGCGAAGCTCGGCATCATCTTCAGAAGAGAAGAGCACGAGTACAACAACGCAAGGTCGTGGCGCACCGTACCTGTAGGCTTCAGGTCTGTCAGCACCATTGAGGAAGGCAACTACACTGTCCCTGAAGACAAGCCGCTTCCTCCGCAGGATAACAGCTGGGCAGAGGTCGACTCGTTCCAGGCGGTTGAAGAAGACCTGCCGTTCTAATGGCTATATGGATGAGAGAAGAGGAGAGTTAAATGTACTCATTTATTGTAGAAGGCGAAGCCGTACCGAAGCAGAGACCGAGGGTCAGCGGTAAGCACGCATACACTCCGAAGAAGACAAGAGATTACCAGGAGCGGTGAAGGTTTCATTCCGCTCCGGGTATTCCGGGCAAGTGCCGGCATTCACGCAGGGCGCATCCGTCAGGGTGACCATAGATGTGGCGCAGGCTATTCCGAAGTCTTGGAGCAAAGCAAAGACCCTGAGAGCGGAGAACGGCGATATCGTGCCGACAGGACGCACCGGGGACCTTGACAACATCGCCAAGAGCATACTCGATGCGCTCAACGGACTCGCCTATGAAGATGATTGTCAGGTGACAACATTGATCATCACGAAGCACTACGGAGATGCTCCGCGTGCACTTATCAGACTCGAAGGAGATACGCATGAGAGAAAGTATGGTGTTTTATAAAAGCTTCTTGGTATCGATAAGATTGCTGCCGAAGAAGCATCAATTGCAGTTCTACAACGCACTGTTCGACTACGGTTTCGATGGAGTCCCTCCGAAGGACCTTCCCGGTGGAGCTGCTGCGCTCTTCAATGCCTTGAAACCACAGATAGATGCGAACAATCGCAAGTTCGAAAACGGCAAGAAGGGAGGGCGCCCTCCGAAAAACCAAGGCGAAACCAAACCAAAACCAAACGATAACCAAACCGGAACCAAACCAAAACCCAATGAGAATGTAAATGAGAATGTAAATGTAAATGTAAATGTAAATGGGGAGGGGAATGGGTCAGGTTCGCAAGCGAACGCTTCCGCTTCCCCCTCCCCGGAAGAATTTCTCTTCTTCAAGGACCTTGCATAAGGAGGTGGGCGCATGACAAGAGAAGACACAATAAGGGTGCTCGAGAAGGTGTGCCGCCTCTATATGACTCAGGCGAAGAAGCTGTCCGATGATGAGAAGGTCGCAATGCTCAACTCGTGGCAGGAGACATTCAAGTCAGACAGCTATGACGATGTCGAACGCGCAGTAGCCAATTATGTCAAACGAGGCAATGCGTTCATCCCTTTGCCGGGCGACATCATCAAGGAGCTGACCGCTCTGGCGAAGACTCAGGGCGGCAAGCCCGTCACCGAGGTGGACAGGCTGTTCAAGAGGCTCGTTGATACGGCGGATATGCTTGCCAACCATAAGGAGAGGATGTCCATCATAGATCCGGGCGGACTCAGATGGAACGAGGAGCTGCAGAGGACAGTCTACTATCACGCGGAGCTCATCATAAGCGATTCATCTTTCACGCAGTATGACTTTGTCGCACTGCCGAGAGAGATACAGGAGTATGTGGAGGATATCGCAGGGCTCCGTGCGGTATGGCGCGAAATACAGAGCAGCAGGACAATGGCGAAGAGACGCTTCGAGGCGAAGCTCCCGGAGATCAAGGCGGAGCTGGCGAAAAGGGCCAACAAGGACGCCAGGGACTATTGGAAAGGAGTGGTCTGATGGTAGCCAAAAGCAAGTTCAAGTACGGCCAGCTCGTTGAGGTGCACGTACCCGTCCTTGAGCAGACCAAGACCGATATGCTGCTCAAGTACAACCACCGGCAGTTCAGGGTGAGCGGATACAAGCCGTTCAACGGCTCGTATATGTACACCCTCGCAGGGTGTCACGGCAAGGACAGGATGCCGTTCTGGTTTGCACAGGAGTGGCTGGAGGCGGTCGAGTGAAGGAAGAATGTTGCATTTGCGGTAAGACCGATGTGACCGAGTTCATGGAGTCCTACAACCTCGGACGGAAGC